ACATCAGGAGATATTGATATGTTACTAACTCATCCATCTTGCAAATTAAAGAGTGATATGGACCTACTAGTAACAAACCCACTTTCCGAATTTGTAAAAGTGTTGACTAAATTAGGATTTTTGGTTGACCATCTAACAAGTGATGGAGATACTAAATATATGGGTATGTGCCAATTAAAAAATAGCCCTCATTCTAGAAGGATTGATATTCGTTTTGTTCCATATTATTCCTATGGAGCAGCAATTACTTATTTTACTGGAAGTGCCAAATTTAATACTGAAATGCGACAATATGCTTTAAAAAAAGGATATAGCCTAAATGAATATGGTTTATATAAACTGGAAAAAGGTGAAAATGGTAAGATGCAAAAGGGAGAAATGGTTTTGACAAAAACTGAAAAAGAATTGTTCGATTACTTGAAATATCCCTATAAAGAACCAACAGAACGCAATGTTAAGTAAATAATGTATTAATGTATTAATGTATTAATGTATTAATGTATAAAAAAATATTAAAATAATAAATTTTTGTGTTTAAATTTTTTTTATTTATAAATCTTTAATGATATAAATCTTTAATGATATAAATGTTTGCTATTAATTGCTATTAATTTCTATTAATTGCTATTAATTTCTATTAATCGCTATTATAGTTATTAACTTTTACGTTTTGTTGATGACACAATCTTAGCATAAAATTACTATCTCCTGCTTTATCATTGGTCCCACTAATTCCAAAACCACCAAAGGGCTGTTGTCCTACAACTGCTCCCGTGCTTTTATCATTAATGTAAAAATTACCGCAACTTTCTCCAAAATATTCGATACTATGATTCAAAAAGGCTTCTGAATCACTAAAAACTGCTCCTGTTAAACTATAAGGAGTAGTTTTTTTACACTCTTCCATCATTTTAAACTTATTCTGTTCGCTATAGAGTCTAATACTTAGAATTGGTCCAAATAATTCCCTTTTCAAGATACTATGATTCTCATCAAAACAAAGAACTAATGTTGGTGGGATAAAATAGTTTTCCGTATTATCCGGTTCATGCCATTGATAAATTTCAATGGATGGATCATCATTTAATTCTTTTAAGAAACTACTTAATTCATTATATTTATAATCTCTAATTACAGTTATTTCACTTGTATTCATTTGTTTTATTTTTTGAATCATTTTTTTCTTAAACTCTTCCCACATACTCTCTGGTAGGTAAAGTCTGGAACAAGCGCTACATTTTTGTCCGCTATAGCCAAATGCGCTTTGGAATGTTTTATCGACTGCTAGATCAATATTTGCCTCAACATCTACAAAATGAAAGTTCTTACCTCCTGTTTCTCCAATCAATCTAGGATAATTATAACTTTTCTCCCTAATTTTATTACTTGTAAGTTCAACATGTTGATTATAATAATTATCATTAATCTCTTTGATTACATTATTAAAACCGAAAGTCGAACCAGTGAACAGAACAGCGCCTAGATTTTTGTTTGATGTAATTTGTTGAGTAAAAGTATTATAATCAGCAATTACAAAATGAAGAACTTCTGGCGGAACACCGGCTTCTAAACAAATTTCATAAAATAGATTATTGGACAATAAAGAATTTTCACTTGGCTTCCAAAATACGCTATTACCCCAAATTAGTGGTGCTGTTGCCAGATTCCCTGCAATCGCGGTAAAATTAAAAGGTGTATAGCTTGCCACATAACCGTTCAATGGTTTATAAATTGAATAGTTACTAATATTATCTGTAGAAATCGGTTGCTTTTTCAAAATTTCAAGTGAAAATTGAACATTAAAATTAAGGAAATCTACTAATTCTTGAATACAATCAATATCAGCTTCTCCAATACTTTTACCTTGTCCTACAATTGTTGCAGCCATCATTTTATAATAATATTTTCCTTTCACTAAATCTGCAATTTTGAGCATTATTTCCATTCTATCCTCAATAGGAACTTGGTTCCAATGATCTTTTCCTTTTTGAAAATTTTTAAGACCATTATATAAAGGCTCTTTTGGCGTATAACTAAAATTTGCAACCACTGGGTGATGATAAAATGGGGAAATTTGCGCTTGGTATGTAGATTCTGGGATGTTTTGAACTCCATTAATTAAAGATAAAATAGTTGGTGGATTATTAATATAATTCTTAATTTCCTTTTGTAATTTTTGATGTTCCGAAGTTCTTTTATCCAAAATTGCGACCATTTTGGGTTTAGTATCCAAATTTTTAGCTTGATAATTGACTAGTCTCTTAATTTCTGGAAGTAAACTAAGGTTTCTTACATTCTTAATATTTGAGAAACTCATTATGCTGATTAATTATCTGATTACCTATTTATAAAACCAATTTATTATTATATAAATTTATAAATGTCTTTTAACAAAAATCAATTTTACATTTAATTAAACAATAAAAAATTCAAAAAAAAAATATTTTATATATTATATAGAAATGAGTGCTCTCTGTCAAGCTTTTGGAAATGTTGTTGATTCTGCTATGGGTCACAGTGAAAAATTCACTGATGTTAAACCTATGTCTGCTGCTACCTTAGTTGCTGTCGTTCTCTATTTACTACTTGTCCTTTTTGTTGGTAAATACTTATGGAATGAAGTTATGTGCAAAGTTGTTTCCGTCTGCAAACCTATGCCCAGCCTTCTTCACTTATTAGGTCTTATCCTTCTTCTCGACCTTCTTAGACCATCCGCCGGTTGCAACTGTAATTAAATTATTAAATAATTGAATTATAAATTGGATTATAAATTGGATTATAAATTGGATTATAAATTGGATTAACTATTTAATTGTAATTGTATTTATTTTTATCTATTTTTTTATCTAATTTCAAATTAATATATAATGAAATTTACATTAGATAACAAAACATTGTTATTAGTAGAAATAGTATTTTTTGTATTAATAGGATTATGTTTTTTTTACAAAAAGGAACAATTTCAAGACGCTAGTAATGATAATAGTAAAGATGATAGTTCTAGTGTCGTTGGTGCTGATGATACTGTTGACCGTAGTATTTTAACTGCCGATGAACAAAGATTAATTAATAAATTAAAAGATGATATAAAAAATTTAAAGAGTAAATTAACACAGAATCAGGAAAAAAAAAAGGAATTATCTGATAAAATAATTAATGTTGATTTGGAACCAAGATTATACAGACATACAAATAAGCTAATTCATGATTTAGTAATAAAATCATGATTAATAATTAATAATTAATGATTTAATGATTTTAATATTTTTATAGTTTTTATGATTTTAATTTATCTATTCAAATTTATTTGGTGGTGTTTCCGGTTCTCCTAATGAAGGGATTATCTTGCTCAAATTTAGTAAATCTTGTTTAATTGTAGATACATTCTCTTTATCTTGTAAGAAATTTAGAAAATCGGTGGAATATTTAGTTTCTACCAAATAATCTTTATCTTCTTCGAATTTACTGAATATATCCAAGATACTAAGGTATATTAATTCCAATTCTTTTGTATCATTCGTTAATCTATTTCTCAAAGAATAACAATTTGGAACACCTTCGGGGATATTTAATAATCTATATACATTATATATTTTCTCCATAGATACGATATTCCCAATAACTTTTTGATATTTACATAAAATACGGTATAAATAATATACTAAATATTGTTTGTTTATTTTTTGTGTTTGTAAAATATCACCAGTTGGATCAAATATAGCAATTTCATCATTTATTATCATAACAGATTTTAAAAAATTCTCCATATTAGTTATCTTGTATTTAGATTAATTTTTAGCTATAAAATAAAAATATTATCAATTATTAAAATGGGTAATCATTTATCTATGTTTCCTAATTTGGAAATTCTTAATAATTCTATCAAGGAGGAAAATGATGTTCCTTCTATTGAAAATAAAGAAGAGGTTGATGATATAAAAAAAAATGATGTTGCTGAATTACAACGTCAAATAAACAGTTTGAAAAAAGAAAATAATAATCTCCATGCAAGAAATAATATTTTGAAAGACAATAATTCTGAATTATCTAATAGGAATGTTAAATTATTATCCGAATTAAACGATGCTAAATTTAAAATAAATAATTTACAAGAATTCAATAATGAAATGATGATGAATAATAAAAGTCTCAAATTTAAAATTCGAAATATTATTATTAAACATAATATGGATAGAAATCCTTTTCCTCCATTAGGGGATAAAAGACATTATTCAGTTTCATAAATATTCCTAAGTATGCAGTTTGAGGTATATAGTTTGAGGTATATAGTTTTATCCCTAATTTAGGTTTAAGATTTTTACGGTTTTATTACTGTTTTATTGTTTTATTGTTTTATTGTTTTATTACTGTTTTATTACTGTTTTATTACGATATTGTTTATTATGCTTATAATAATTATTTTTTATCATTAATAAAGGTTCTTGGTCAAAATCCATATGAGGGTTGTTATTATAATGCATAAAACAATAACCAATTGAATTGTCTATTCTGGGTTTGCTACACCTAGCACCAAATATAGTTTTTCCGTTTATATTAGATATTTTTCCATTTGCCCAAATTCTAGAAACACATCTATCCTCGTCAGGTAAATCGATTTTTCTTCTACAGGTATAAAGCCCATTATTTCTGTTTTTTCTAATTTCAATCTTATTTTTTGTTTTATCTTTAAGTTTTTCCTTACGTTCTTCAGAAATATCTGAAATTGTTACGTTTAGTTTAGATATAATGTCTCTAGTATCTTTTTTTGTAAAATACTCAGGATATCTAGCACTAACATATCTTAATGTTTCTTCAATTTCAGAATATATTATATTAGTTAAATACAAATCTAGTAAATCATCCATAATATTGGTATTTTTATGAATAAGTTAACAAAAAAAAATATCAATTTTAAAGTTAATCAAAATAATTAATTAAATCAAGGACTATTAGGAATATTAGGACTATTAGGACTATTAGGACTATTAGGACTATTAGGACTATTAGGACTATTAGGACTATTAGGACTATTAGGAACATCATCTTTATTTATCCAATCCCACCAAGTATCAGATGAATCAGTTTTTAATGAAATAGGAATATTAGGACAATTATGGTTTATATTTGAGGTATCATGTTTCCATATACCTTGTGTTTTAATACTATTCTGCCTAATCGAAACTTCTTTTTGTTCTTCTTTCTGTTTTCTTTTTATTATTATTTTTTTAAACTTTTCAATATACTTTTTACCATTAAACTGATTACCAGTTTTTTTCTGATAATCTTCTTTAAGTTTATTCAACCATTTCAATCTTTCCTCAAAAGTAAGACTCATTGGATTAGCATATGCATACGACAAACATTCGCATATTTTCGAAATCATATATCCAACCAAATCTAAAGGAATAGGTTTTAGAACAACTGACAAATCATTAATTTCCATTTTAAAAGTCATTTTGACTGATAATTATATATAAATCTTATTATTTATTGATTTAATAATATTTAATTTATAACATTATTATTTTCAATTTTACAAAAAAAATAAGGGTTAATAAACCCTTGTATTATTTTTATTCAAGCTACATTAAAATTTTTTTTATCCCCTTCTTCGGATGGATAGTAATTTCTTTTTATTAATTATAAAAATAAATTTTTGAATATTTATTATATTTTTATTTAAATCGATTAAAAAAATATATTACATTATATTAAACATGTCCAAAGTTGTTAAAAGACGTAATAATCGCAATTCAAGCCGCAATTCAAGCCGCAAATCAAGCCGCAATTCAAGCCGCAAATCAAGCAAATCAGTAAAAAGAAGTAGAAGAACTTCTTCAAAAAACAGTGCTAGACGTAGTGCTAGACGTAGTGCTAGACGTAGTTCTAGACGTAGTGCTAGACGTAGTGCTAGACGTGGAAAGAGAGTTAATTCCCGTAGAAATTACAGAGTCTCAAGAAAAGTTAGCTCTAGAAAACACAGACACTCTAAAAAATGCAGACATCAACGTGGAGGCGCCGGTTACGAATTTGGAAATGAAAGAGTTGGTGGCTTACCAGTCGTAAAAAGATATTCTCAATGCCCTGAAGCTGACCCTAAATCAGCAAATTTTGCCAAAGCTCTCTATAATTAATTATTGATTATTGATTATTAATTATTGATTATTGATTATTAATTATTGATTATTATTGATAATTGAAGTTTATTTGATTCTTATTATTTAAATGTTTTTAACCAGTATTTTATAATTTAATATAATTTTTATCATAAAGAATAACTAGATTACTATATTAAATATACTAAAAATAATAAATTAATTAATCAAAAAACAAAATAATATTAAAAAATGATGCAATTATTGAATACACGTTTGGGGAATTTTTTCCTAGGATTTATATCCAGTTATTTTCTAAATAATATTGCTATTATAGTTATCAGTATTATAGTTGGTGCTCAAATTAGTTGGTTACTAAACCACAACGAACAAACTTCCAAATATTGGGATACTCTTAAATCTATTGTTTTTAACAGCAATACTTTATATCCGGCTGGTTATATTACAGGTTTAATTTTAAGCAAATTAAAGTTTTGGCTGATAATTGTTAGTTTATTGCTAGGTTATTTTATTGCAGTTTATAATACACCAGATAAAATAGATCTATATTTGCATAAATTTGTGGCAAAACACGGTCCATTTTTTAATATAACTAATATAACTAATATGACTAATGCAATGAAAAAAGTAGATATAACTTATCTAACTAGATTTATTTCTAAAGATACTATGAATAATATCTTAAACATAATGGAAAATAATTTTGAACAATTTAGAGAATATATGTCAGATTGGTCTTATTAATTTTTGTCTTTTATGTTTACAAAATTTACAAAATTTACAATTTACCAAACACGTTGAGATATGCCATTTTCAGTTTCCATTATTCTCGGATTCGACAGGAACAGCGTGATGGGAATGTGCCATTTCTGTTTGGTAATATAAATAGGCGTGATAAACAAAAACTCCTAAACCAAGTGCTAATAATAGGGTAAATAAAACATCTGGTGTCTTCTTACCCATGTATCCAAAATAGGAAAGTAGGGGAGCTACTACAAGCATATGAACAAGATAAATCACAGAGTGATGCATTTTATAAATAAACATCAGATTTTATTTTCAATAACAAACTGAAAATTAAAAATTAAGATAATGTCATTTGGTAATACCCTACTTTAACATATGTTTAATCATATGTGCATTTTCCTGTAATCTTCTTGTCAGATATGGAACTGCTTCGTCTAATGGTCCATATGGGATATATTTATATGTCATATGTTTTTCATTTAATTGATATGTTAAATAATCAGACATACCTAATAATTGAGCAAATTGAAATTTGTTTTCCTCTAAATTAAAATTACTGGCTATCTCACAAGAATTACTATTATGGGATGCTATTAAAATATTATTATTATCAGTAAAATTTGCTAGATATCTAATTGCTTTATTATAGTTATCATCTGTTTCTTCTTTGCTGGTATACAATTTACCAGTATGTTTATCTTCTTCTAAATAAGCACCTCTAACTAATTTAACACCTCCGTTTGGATATGTAGATATATATTTTTGTAAATCTTGAAAAGAGTCTTTCCGATACATTTGAAATGTGCGATAAACGTTTGGTAATATGAAATTATTATTAAAAACTGAAACAACTTCATCAGTTATAAAATTAATTTCATCATTTATTTCAACCTGTTCAGCATCAATTATAATATGATTTCCATTTTCGAAAGCAACACTAGCAATACATTCTATTTTATTTCTTATTTCATTAATGTGCATAGATTGATATGATTTATTAACACCTAAACCAAGTCCACTGCATTTTATTGCAATCATACTAGGTAGGATATACTCTGTTTTTGAGGCTATAAGACATTGTTTAAAATAATTATCAGGATTGCGTCCTTCATCAACATAATCAATAATCATCCCTATCTTTTTTGGATTACTATATCCAGATAATAGATTAATTTGTTGTTTAATAACACTATCTATTGTTTCACCTGCAATATATCTTTTGGAAATTGCACGATAAAATGGAAGAATTAAATTTCTGCTCATTCCTATTATTAATTATTGTATTAATTATTGTATTAATTATTGTATTATTTTATTTATTATTTATCTAAATTAAATTTTTAATATTATTTGGTTTTTATTTTATACTTTAAGGTATTATATCTTAAAATAATATATTATTAATGGTTAATATGAATAATAGTAAAAATAGTAAAAAAAATAAGGTTACAGGTAAAAAAAATAAGGCTACTGGTAAAAATATTGATTACGGACACAGTAGTCCTGCAGAAAATAAGATTGTCTCTCCTTTTATGTCTAACCGATTTGATTTATGGTTATGGGATTTTGATGATACATTAATTGATAGTAATACTTATTATAAAAATAAAATGAAACCAGAACTGATTTTAGGTAGGAGTAATTCGGAATTAGATATTGAATTTCCTTGTTGGAAATATTTTAAAAAATTAGTCCCACTTCTTGTATCTAGGGGAATTAGAGTTGGTATTGTCAGTTTTGGAACTTATGCTATTATTCAAGCATATATGGATAGAGTATTTGGACCAAGTCAAAAATATTTCACAAAGAATAATATTTTAGCTCCATGTAGAGATGATAATGGTAGAATAATGGACGATATTACTAATAAAAATAATTATATACGACGTTTAATGAAATATTATCGTGTAGGCGACTATCAAAAAGTTATTTTGTTTGATGATCGAATTGAAAATGTTGCAGATGCTACTTTATTGGATGTTGTAGCTGTAAAAATACCTGGAAAAGACGCTACATCTATTTCTGGAATTGGACAATATTTTTGTCTTGATATTTTGAAAAAGGTTGAATCGGACTTAAAGGGATTTTGTGATAAACATAATGGTGGTTTTAGTAGTATTGGAAGTCGGAAATCTGGTATTAGAACTAAAAATAAAAAAAACTTAATTGAAGGGTTCAAATGTTCTTGTTCAAATAATAAAGGTGTTATTTCATTAATGATATTAATATTTATTATGATATTTAGTTTATACTTCCTAGATATCTTTTTACATTAATTTTTAACATTTTTTTTAACAAATCATTTAAATATTAATTTATACTTCTACATCGCCAATAAAAGGTTTTTCGTTTTGTGCTGTGGCTGGTGTTGTGGTTGGTGTTGTGGCTGCGACCGCATTGGCTCCGGGTGCGGCATTGGCTGCGTTGGTTGTGGTTGCGGCTAGTGCTGTGGCTGGTGCTGTGGCTGGTGCTGTGGCTTTGGCTGCGTTGGTTGGTGCTGTGGCTTTGGCTGCGTTGGTTGGTGCTGTGGCTGTGGCTGCGTTGGTTGGTGCTGTGGCTGGTGCTGTGGCTGGTGCTGTGGCTGGTGCTGTGGCTAGTGCTGTGGCTTGGGATTCATTAAATAATGTTAATCCCTCATTCCCGAATGGATTAATATTTTTAGCTGATTCTTGTTGTTTTTGTTGCCTTTCTAATATTTTTTTCACGATATTATTAGTGCGTTTATTTAATATGTCATTTGTTCTTGTTTTCATATATTCTTTTGCGTTTTTTCTTGTATTCTTGTAATCTTCACCAAAAGATTTTTTGGCTTCATTAGTTTTTTGAAAGTCATCTTTAATTTTTTTAAATGTTCTTTTTAAATCGGTTTTTAATTGACTAAGTTCTTTTTCTTCTTCAGGAGTTAATTCTTGGGTTTTTCCTTTTATTTTAAGGTTTTTAAATGCTTCAAATTTGTCTCCTATTTCAGAATTTGTTTCAGCTATTTTAGATATTTGTTCATCGGCATATTTGTTTCTTTGCTCTTTAAATTTTTTAATTTTTTCGGAATATTTTTGCTCTATGACATCTCTTTGTCTTTTTCGAATTATTGCTATATTTGTTGCTTGTTTAGGTGTTAAATTAGGATATTTCGCCATAACTTTCTTTATATCAACTTTTTTTAACGCCATATCAGTTCTATCTGTTCTCAATTTACCTTGCCTATTAAAAGATCTATTTGAACGATCTTGTATCTTTTGTTTCAAAGCACGTCTTGTATTTTTTAATGTTATTTTATTTTTAATAGAAGACGCAAACCTCCCTTTTCTAGTCTGACTATTTCTTAAACCAGTTCGTAATGCAGTTTTGGCTTTCCGTATTTGATTTCTAACTTCTTGCATTCTATCGGTTCCCTTTCCAGATGTGTTTATCCTATTAATTGCATCCTTAAATTTTTTGCTTGCGTTAATTCTTGATTCTTTTCTCAAAGTTTTTTTCATCAATTTTTTACTTTCAACTAATTTATTAAATCTTGCTTTGTTGTTTCCTGTTAATTTGTTGATTCCTTCATTTTTTACCTTCTTAACTAGATTTATGTTTTTTGCAGTTTGCTCCCTTTTTTCTAATTTCTTTATTTTTCTTTCATCTTTTTTAATTGTTTTTTTAATTCTTCTAAGATCTCTTCTTGCTTGTCTTGAATTTTTACTTCCAATAATTTTTCTTTTTAAAAAACCTTTAGATTTTAATTTTTTTAGTGCTTCGGACCTATCAAATTCATATGTAGCTCTTGTTTTTCCATGTGTATTTCTCAATTTTCTAGCTTCATTTAAGTTATTTTTTATGCTTTTTGTGTTATATTTCTTCTCTTTTTTTTCAGCCTTTTTATATTTTTTTGATTTTTTAACAGAATTAATTCTTTTTTCCAATCTATTCGATGTTTTTTTTTCTAATCTTTGTTTTCTTGTACGTATTTTATTCCTTTTGGCATCATAGGCATTGGTTCTAGCTTTTATCGCAGTATTTTTTTTTGTTGTTAAATTTTTAATTTTTTGTCCATATTTTTGTTTTGCAATTTTTGCAGCAGTATTTTTTCCAAAACTTTTTTCTAAGGATTTTTCATATTTAGCTGATTTTGCCTCTTGTTTCTTTAAATTTTGTGTGGCGTATCTTTGTTGCCTTTTTAATTTACCCGCTTTGGTAAAACTAGCTGTTCTTGCTTTTTGTACACCTTTACCAACACTTCCTTTAATTTTTTTTAATGTGGGTTTTTTAGGCATTTTAGGCATTTTAGGTTTAAATTGTAGTTTAGGTTTTAACCCAAATTTAGGGAAACCACCTTCTTGTGTTTGGATTAAATGTTGGTTATCCATTGTGTTTATCTTACATTTAAAATAGAAATTTATTCAAATAACCAAAAAAAAATAAAAATAAATTAATAATTAAAAATATTATGTTGAGTAAAACGTAAAACAATTTATTTTGTGTAAAATGTAAAACTATTTATTTTGTTTCTAAAAATTTGGAATATAGTTTTGATTCATTGCCTTCCATTAACCATAATTTCATATCATTATCTTGAATAAAGATTAAGAAGAATTTGACAAATTTCTGTAAGGAAGGTAAAACCTTTTTTTCAAAGTAATTATCAGGGTAAGAAACAGGTATTATTCCAAGTTGGCATTCTTCCCCCTTAGCCAATTTTTCAGTTAAAAATCCCTGATGACATTTACTCATCCACATATACGTCATAATTTGGGGTTCTTCATAAGAACGCACCTCTCCAAATAGGGATTTTGTTCTATTTTTTATTTCTAGAACGCAGTTATCCTGGGTCATCCCATCAATTTTACCAACTAAAAACCAATCAATTCCGCCAACATTAAACAGATTTACTAAAAACCTCTTTTGTCCCATAGACACAACTTTTCCAGTCTGTTTCTCAAATTCTTGAATTGCACTATTTTCCTGTAATTGTCCAAATCTAGTATTAGTGGCATCTTTTACTAGCTTAGCAACTTCCTGTTGTTCTTTTTTTGTCATTACTTTTTGAGTGTCTTTTTCTATTTTGTCAATTATTTGCTTCTGTTGTGTTACCATCTTATTAGCACTGCTTGACTCTTGACATTTCTTTATCTTATTTTTAATATCTAATTTATATTTTTGTTCAATATGTTGTAATTGTCTCTGAGCACTCATAGTTTTTGCGACTTTTCCAGTCGATAAATATTCTGCTTCGAATTTATAAAAGGCGTCTCGATCCAAACTTCTCCAAACATTCGCAACTACTTTATCAAATTTTTTAAAGTAATTACGACCCATTAAAATATATAAATCTCCTGTTGATATATTAGCTTTTCTTTCATTACCCATCGATTCCAATTCAGATATAAATGCTAATTTATTATTTATCTTTTCTTCTATAACTAAACTATCTAGTTCTTTTTTAAAATGATTTATTTTCTTTGTATTTTCCAGATTTAATCTGTTTTATAAATTATATTTAACTATATTTAACTAGATTTACGATATTATAAATAAAAATGAAAAATAACAATCAATTTTAAATCCACATCAATAAATTATTTAATATCATCCCAATATTTTTCTGGATTTGCAGCGGCTTCTAACTCTTGAAGTTTTTCTTCATCGGTTTTTTCAGCACACGATATAATTGATAATGCATATATTAAACCAGGGATATAAAACAACATTGTTAGTATTAAAGCATATATAACCTTGTCTAAATTGCGGAATAATTGGTAAAAATCTACATATGGGAACTCATCCACAATATACTCCATAATAACACCTAATGGAGGGAAAATAACAGTGAATAACACTCTAAACAAATTTGTTGGTAAACAAAAAGTTCCGTATCCTAATCCACCATATACAAATCTGTCAAATAAGGTAAAAGAATCTTCATCAATTTTATTATTTAATTTAGCATCTAGATCACTAGACATTATATTAAATGATATTTAGAAAATAAAAATAAAAATAATATCAATCACCTTTTAATTTACCCTCAAATATCTTAATAAAGTTATAATTAGATTATAATGTAATTGATATTATTTATATTTTGCGGAGGATTGTATAAATTAAAAAGACTATGATTACCATAAAAATCAGCCCTGCGTAATATTTAGTTGTTCCTTCTTTGGTTATAACTTCTCCGTCTTTAATTGCATTTGCTCTTGCTTTTTCTCTGAACTTTTTAATTTCGTCAAGTTGTTTTTTTTCATATTTATCAGCATATCTACTACGACTAGTTAAAACAAAAGCATATATAATCCCCAACAAATAATGGAAATAACATAGAATCATACAAATTATAATACTAAACCACCCTTTAATTCCTTTTGCGAAAAATACACCCAATGGTGGTGTTAAAAATGTGATTAAGTATCTAAAATATTTCATTGAAAAGCAAAACCCATTTGCTTTTATATTATACTGATTTGGGTCATCTGAATCTCCGTGTCTATACCCTACTGAAAATAATCCGTAATATAGTCCAAAAACCATATCATATAACCATTCAAAACCATCCCAAAATATTACCATTACTGATTCAAAAATCTCCACAAAAATACTTATTATTTTATCCAAAATCATTATCATTGCGACCGATAATGGTCCTGAACCATCTAAAATGTTATTTACTTTTTTTTGACGGTCTTCATTTGCTTTCATTTTTCTGCGAATATATGGTGGAACATAATTGCTATCCTTTGCTTGATCTGAACTTGTATATTTGTAGGTATCAAATTTGGAGCTAATACTTTGCCCTCTTCTTTTTTCCCAAGCTTCATCCCAAGATTCTTTCTCCAAAAATCCCATAATGTCAATCTATTAATTATTTAGAATATTTTAATCAATATATAACTAGATTAATTACTAACATAACAATTTAAATTAATATGTAAAAATTAAAATTAATGTGTAAACATTAAAAAATAAAAATGAATATAAAGAAGTTAAATTAGCAATAAATTAATACTAAGGCATAAATTAATCCCGGAAAATAATATACCAATGTTAAAATAGCACATATTAAGATATTAATCCAACTCGAAATACCAAATTCCATTAACAATCCTAGCGGAGGCAGTAAAATAGTTGATATTATTATAGAAAATGGAACTTTATTATTAGGGATTTTATAACATTTTTGATCACGTCCACATTGTTTCGATTTTTTACCTAAATTATCAAAATTATCTTTTGTGCCAGTTCTATCTTTATTTTCATCAATATTTTGGTCCCATCCCCAAATACTTGTAAATGTATTATCGAATACATAATTAAAAATATTTTTAACTAGACCCATAAATATATCAACCATACCATATACTATAAATTTGGTCAAATTTAGAATTGATGTGAAGAATTCAGTTATTAATTTTACAGGATTCAAAAATTCTTTGAAGAACCACCATACAAACATTGCGAACCAAATTGCAACTTTTCCAAGAACTATAATACCTTTCCCAATCATTTCAAAAACTGAACCTATTGCAACAAACATGTCTATTAAAAAACCAATACCTCCCTTATTTCTGAAATTTAATTGGATACTAGATTCATTATATATATTATATTTTTGTAATAATAAATTACTATTTGGGGGTAAAATTTTACCACAATATGTCAAATAATAAAATTTATTACTCTCTGATATTTTTTTGCTAATTTGAGAATGTAAATCTTTGATACTAGTTTCTGGATTTATTTCAATTCTTAAATTATTATTTTTACTAATTAATATATTTACAAAATGGTTCATAACCTACTTATTTAAAAATGAGAAAAAAAGAATATTAGATTAACAATATAATAGAATTAAGGCATATATTAAACCAGGGAAATAATACCATAATGTTAGAACACAACATATTAGTATATTTATCCAACTAGATATACCGAATTCCATTAATAGACCTAGTGGAGGAAGTAAGATTGTAGCCATAATTACAGAAAACGGGAGTTTGTTTTTAGGAGTTTGATAACATTTATCACCATTGCATTTTTTATCATCTTTTTCACTAAGATTAGACATATTTTCTCTTGACTTCTCTCTGTTTTTACTATTACCACCTTTATTTTTATTCATATCATAATCCCAACCCCATATACTTGTTATTGCTGTTCCAAATGTGAAATTGAAGGTGTATTTGACAATTCCCATTATAAAACCAATAATAGAGAGGACAGATAATCTAGCTATTCTTGCTAATGTGGTAAAGAATTCTGTGAATATTTCCCAAGGTCTAAATAAATCAGTCATCACCCAATATGCAAACATTGATATCCAAACTAGCAATTTAACACATACTAATAATATTTTGTAAATATTGACAAATACATTTCCAATCATAACAGCTGGTTCTATTAAAGGTTCGAATATACTATTTACAATATCAGTTAAACCACCACCGCCAAATAAACCACCCCTATTTCTAATATTAACAATAATCCGGCTCCCCGATTCTATTTGATAATCTTGTAATGTTTTACTCAATATTAGAGGTTTACCAGCATACATTAACCAAAAAAAATTAGCGGGGCAATTTAATTTTTGGCTAATATATTGATAAATATCTGTAATTGAAGTTTTTTCTGATTTTTTTGGATAATATGCTTTTGATTTTATTGGTTCAACATCAAAAAAAATATGATATTTGTTTTCTATATTTTCCATATAAACTTATGATATTATTAGAAATTATTATCATTTGGAAAACATTATCATTTAAATTAAAATGTATTAACTTTAATTATAAGTAATTATTAAAAGTAATTATTAAAAGTAATTATTAAAAGTAATTATTAAAAGTAATTGTTAAAGTTTATACCTGGGATGATAGGTTTCGTTTAATACCTCGCTTTATTTTTGAAACACCGCCATGTTTTCTAATATAGACAACCGTTCCATAAACAATCATTACCAATGCAATAGCTCCAAGTATTCCACCGATAATACTACCAATCATAATTGTATTATTATCGCTATTATCAGTCGATGATTTCGCTTCTTGTTGGAAATTAACTCCATCAACAATATCATCCTCCCCAGATTTGTAAACTACAATAACCAATTTTTGACCTCGATTACTAAAATTATTATTTCGAGACGACATAGCTTTCACTTTTCCAGAAGAGCTCGGTTTAATAGGTGGAAAGTTGAAATATGGTTCTGCTCGGTTAAGCAACGCACAATTTTTCAAAGATTGTTGATCATTCCGCTTATTTCCACTTACAAGCTGTTCAAAAGTATAGCATTTTTCCGAATCTTCAATTGGTTGTCCAAGAGAAGCTAGAATTTTCAATGTTTCTTCTGTAAGAATTTCAGTAGAATCATCGGAAGGCATATTATCTTTTTTAGTATCAATAACTACTACATTACTCCTATCAGTTCCAGCCCGACCCTCTCCATCATTTCCAGTCGGGTTATAATCGCTACCCAACCACTGAAAATGAATATATTCTTCCTCCGAAATATATAGAATATTGGGCACAAAATCATACTCAATACAATTCCTAACCTGGGCAATATTACCACGTTTTCCCTGAACATTTACATTATGAATCATCTTCTCCTTGAGTTCTTGAGGACGTTCTACAATATTAAATGTATAAGTTCGGTCCTCAA